TTCCACGCGGCCTGATATGATTTATGTAGTGAAACCATTTTGTCGCTTATAGTTTTAAAGAGTCGTCCGACCTGGGTGATTCCCAGATAAGTCAGTCTCTGTGAGTAATTGTTTGCTAGTTGTGTCATTGTAGACCTCGTTTTTTCCAATTGAAATAATACGAGGACGCATTTGTTCTGGGACGACATATTTCAGCTCTACTGCAAGAATGCCATCACGAATATCTGCTCCGTGCACTTCGACGTGCTCAGACAGCCGGAACGTGCGTTTAAATTTCTTTGTGGAAATACCACGGTGAATAAACTCACGACCCCTTGACACATGCTCTCCCGTCACAGTTAAAGTTCTATCTTTAACTTCGATTGAAAGTTCGTCTTCTGTGAACCCCGCAATGGCCAACTCAATCAAATAGTCTGATTCAGATGTCTTAATAATATTGTGGGGAGGATAATGATCTTTTGAATGATTAGCTGTATATTCTAGCTCGTTAAACAAATGGTCAAATCCAACAAAGGATGATCTCGGGAATAGTGTGTGTAAATGTACGCCTGTCATAGTTTTCTCCTTTTACAAGCAAGATGTGTGTGACCGGAACATCCGCGCCACATATGCTATTTATACATCATCCTTGTTTGAGAGTCAACCCTCTTTTTCGTATGCGTTCGTGATCTGCTGCTGTCGGGTCCTTAATATCAAACATGCCAGTCTTTTTGTTGTATTTAAATCTAGTACCAGTCAATTTTACTTTTTGGTGGTAGATATCAAGAAGAGGGATAACTCTAAACTTATAATATCTTAGCAATTCTCTTTTCATAAAATCAGTATTTAATCCATCACCGTACTGTTCTACAGCCCATTTGCATATACCATCATAGTCTTGCTCGACCATGTAATCCAAGAATGGAAAGTGTTTGTGGCCTACATTTTCCAAACACTGATAATTTTCATCTGGTTGATCAACTCTGTCAAAAAACGCTCTATGAGCTGAATCGCATACACCTCGGCCCAGTTGGGTGTTAGGAGTAATGTTAACAGATGTCCAAGGGTTATCTACATGGTCAACAGTCTCGTGCATTTCGCGGGTCCACATACTCCGGTGTTGAGGAAGAATCAACATCATTTCCTTGAATTTTCCCTCAAGTGGATGATAACCACAATGGCAATTCCACTCTAAAATTGTGGCTGCAATAATTTCTTTGAAGCTTTGAACAAAGTTGATATCAGGGAATACCTTCCCGGCGCCCTCTATCGATTTTGTTAAAGGAGAGGGGTCGCACAAGTATAGTGCACTGCGATATCTTAGGATTGGTCGATCTGTCTCTTCAAGTGCAACATGATATGCTTCTCGGAGTTCGGGATAATGCTTGCTACTGTTCTTCGGCCGGATCATTTTCCTAGTTTTGTGATCTGCGTTTGCCATTAATGCACAAAAGAATTCGCCACCAGCGCCAGGGGGGTATATAACAAATTCTACTTTTTTAATCTCGTCAATAACTTGATATACCTTATTATACATACTTTATCGATGCCTTTCCTTCTGCACCAAATGAAAACCCGATGCGGTGATAGGAAGCTGGGGCGCTACGATGAGCAACTCCCTTTGGGACATATATTATGTCCCCTGGCTCAAGCCGCTTTTCATATAACATGTTTTCACCATTAACATTATCCCAAATTGTCCAATCAACATCGCCGTATCCTTGAAGATAGACAACATCCATATTATCAGCGTGGATATGACCTACTGAGTTTTCTGATAAAGATGCGTATACGTGAAGGGTAATATTATTCTTATAAAAGACAGTTGATAGATCTTTTATAACATTCTTTATTGTTCTTGGAATCCTAGTCTGTTTTTCTAAACCTGTCATCTGGAACCGTTCTTGTTGATCGTGGAAGATAACATCAGGCTTAGGCATATGGGGGATTAGTTTGATCATATTGTACATATTAAACTTAGGATCGCCCATATTACCAAGATATAGATAACTGCCCGAACGAATAGCATCGACGATCTTAGACTCTATAATAAAACCCATTAAGTATTTCCAATATTATACTTAGGACAAAGCTCCCAATCAACTTTTTGTTTAAAAGGAATGATTTTAATTTGTCTCAATGGAGCGCAATCCAATCCATCGTTCTTGACTGTGAACGATAATAGTCCCCAGTCACTTAGAAGCGTTGCGATTGTGTTTCTACGGTGAAGGTCATTCTCTTCGAGATTAGCCTTCTTACCATCAAGCATAAACAACTCTTTAAAATGCACAATAAAGTAACGACCCTGCTTGTGCAGGATGTGACAGGACTGATAAAGTTTGTTTTCTTTTCTTGAAGCGACACCAATACGAGTCAGTGTCTCTCGGACCTTGAGAAAGTCGTCCGGTTCATTCAAAGTAATTTCCAACATATCTGTTGGCGACCACTCTATTAAATTATTTTCTTCCACCCTTATTCACCTTTTTTCTTAATTCTTTAATTTGCTCAGAAGTAAGAAGATTGTGAACTTGACGTGCTTTTTCATTGCTGTAGCCATAATACTCTTTCACAACTTCAATATCACTATCCAAGTCAGGTTTAATCCATTTCGAGAAGCGTTTCCGTTTCCTAACGATATTTATAAGGAAGTGATATTGGAGTTTATTATCAAGGTGATGATACCGATTCATCTCATTAGCAATGCACACAGTATCAGGAAAGTATGATAAAGACCGATTAACCATATAAGGGTTATATGCTTTCTCAGACAGATCATCTTCCATAATGTCTTGCTTGGTATCGTTAATACTATTTAAGAAGGTAAAGGGGTTCATATTATATTATCCGTTATTTTAATTGATAGTTCAACACTGCACAATACCGTTCAATGTTTTCTATCGTATTCTTCCTCACTCCATGTGCAATGTTCCCATCGTGTACAACTAACATTCCAGTAACTGGTGTTATTTCTAATACAGGGTCTGCTTCTGGGAAATACAATGTACCGCTTCCAGCTGGAGCATCAATGTAATAGATTGCCACCTTATGCCATCTATCGTGCTGGTGAACCAATGTATTTTGATCCCCTGTATATCTCATCACCCAAGATGATGTTAGTTCTCTTTTCAAAGTGCCATCATTAACCACAGAGTCTATTTTATCAAATAGTTCTTCATAGTAATCATCACCCCATATAGACGGTGTATATGTTTCACTAGTAGTTGTGGTCTCAACTACTGTGCTGACCCTAACAACATTGCTTGCATCATTTTGTATTTGTTGTGTAATCTCTGATATAGTATCGCACGGCAAAAATATCCTAGTAGATATTACACCATCGCACAGTGGGGTCCACTGTATCATAGGAAGTCAACCCCAGCCATAATCTCTACCATACACGCAACCGTATTCAACTCATGGTCTGCAACAAATGCGTTCTTGTATTGATAGTCAGCCAAGATAAGGACAAGCTGAGGAATAGACTGAGGTTTAACCTTTTCGTTCATAGAGTCATACAGACTGCGGAATATGGTAGATGTATCCACGTCCTGATTGTTTACAACCCAAGAGCGAACCTTCTTGAAGTTCTTTTCCTTTAACGAGTCAACAAGAGAATTAACAGGACTAGAACCAGAGCTACCGAGAACCCCCGCATGAATGCTATTGTTGTTGGATGCCGCCAGCCTTTGAATTTCATTGATAACCCTCCGCCAATCAGGTGCGTGTTTCATGATAAGCTCAGCAACCACTCTAGGTTCATACTGAACATTCTCTTCCTTGAGAATATACTCAAGTCGAGTAGTCATAAAGTCACCAGCTAGGCTAGCGAGAGACTTCTTAGTAGTATTAAATTCATACACACCACAACGAGAGTGTAGTGGCTCGATGATACGATTCTTAAAGTTACAAGTAAGAATGAATCGACAGTTGTTAGAGAACTCTTCAATGAATCCCCGCAAGGCAGGTTGGGTTGATTGAGGATTGAGGTAATCAGCCTCGTCCAGAATTACTACCTTATACCCGCCTTGCAAAGATACAGAAGAAGCAAACTGTTTAATCTTACCCCGAAGGGTATCGATGTTACCTTCTTCTGATCCATTAACCACAATAAAGTCACACCCCAGCTCATTGCATAGGGCTTTAGCTACTGTAGTCTTGCCCAAGCCAGCTGTTCCAGTAAAGAGCATGTTCTGCATCTCACCGGAATCAACTATAGCTTGGAAAGTATCTTTAAGGTTCTTGGGTAGAATAACATCGCTAATCTTGCGAGGACGATACTTCTCGACCCATAAAAAATCTTTAGACATATAGCTCTCCATAATATAAGTTTTAATTGTAGTTCAATTAGAGCAAAAAGTCAATGATTAATTAGTGGCGGCTTCTTCTGCTTGATATGCTTCTGCCATCTGAATGATTGCAGCAGCTTGATCACGAAGGCCTCCAATAGTGGATAACTCTTCGCCTTTGAACGCGCCCCGTTGAGTTAATGTATCAATAACTGCAACTGTGCTACGAGCGACTCGATTACCTAGATCATAGATTTGACTGTGATCTTTTTGCTCGACTACTTTAGTGGCCATTTAATTATTCTCCATAGCTTGATGATTTTTCTAGTGCAATCCAATATTCGACACTAGAGGTTTTGTTAGTAAAGTGAGAGATAAGTTTAGACGAGATGTCTACTTGATAGTCACCAGGCAATACCTTCAGGTTTGCAATGCTAACAATCAAGTTAAACTTATCAGATGAATAACGACCATCTACATCCATAGAGAATGTATTAGACGTTGGATTCTCACTATCAAATACCGTAAGAGCAATAGAGCCATTGTTAGGTGTTATTGATAGTTCAGAATGACCGAGAGACGAAGCCGCTCTCTTAATCTTATTTAGGGCTTCAGAACCCAGGTTAAACATCACATCTGCCTCTGGCATAATAATGTCTTTTGTAGGTGTTGTTAGATGATCTGTATCAGTAAAGAAGTATTTAATGTTAGATCGGCCAGTAGAATCAGCAACAGTTACATTCTGGTCGTTGAATGTTAGCTTAGGCTCATCCACAAGACTTAATACACTGAGAAACTCATTCAGATCGTAGATGCCAAACTTAATCGGAAAGTCTACATCAACAGTAGCCTTGCCAAAGATGTTCCGACCCTCAGAAAGAGTGCGGATCATGTTGCCTTTTTCTACTACAATGTTAGGGTTAATGCCAGCAAAGTTCTTCAATACTTGCTGGACTTGATCAGTCAGTTCCATAATTTAATCCTTATAATGATATAGGGTCGTGAGCAATTGCATATTTAAACTTCTTCCTAGCGTCTGACCCTACGAGCCGCTGATTGTATGCTAGGTTAGCATGAGGTCCATTTACCTCTACCCAATGAAAGAACATCTGATGATGGGGCCCTTCGGGTAGAGGATCACGCCAATGATACACCTGATATCCCTGATAGACAACAGCATCTCCAGGCTCAATCATACATTGTACTGTTGTTTTTGGATTTGGTTCAAATGTCTCGATATTATCGATAAAGTCTTGACGAGAGTCTCCCACAGGATCTACATAGAATGGCCACACTTCTCCTGTCTTACTTAGATTGACAGTAATGCTATACTCGCACTCATCCTTATCAAAGTGGAACGGAAGCGTGTCTCCTGTTTGGTAAATCCTCCCATAGTTATATGTTGGCCGTAGGTCAACACCAAATATTCTAGCTATTTGTGACGTTAGCTGATGATGTATCTTACAAAATGGCATTCCAAAAGCAGGACTCAAAGGAGACGCTGTGTCTGGGACATGCTTTGTGGGAATATAAAGATCGTCCATCCGAGCTGCCATCTCTGCTGCCTTAGCAGAAGTTATTAGCTGGCGTTCTATTTTATACAGCATTACTTGATCCTACTAAAGTTCTTATCTTTAAAGAATTCAATCTTGCGAGCAAACTTACCTTCTAAGACTTCGCCTTTATGAGATATAACATATACATTTGTATCGTCCCCAAG